CGGCTTTTAAAGCAGCCCTTGCCTTCATTCCTTTTGTAATAGCTTTGTCTGCCGCTTTTGCAGCCTTTATACTACTACCCCCTATCTTACTGGCTGCACCTCGTGTAAACGCATCTATAGTACCTATAACAAGACCTCTTGCCATAGCCTTGTTTCTTATAGATTGCATAGCTGTGGGGTTTTCTAATATTTTTCTTACACCATCTCTATCAAATTTAAAACCAGCTGCTTCTACTTCCTCTTTCATAAACTCAGTAAAAGCTAAACCTGTTTCAAGTGTGGCACTTGCTCCTAAGATAGCACCGTTTATACCACCACCTACAGCACCTACTGAACCCGCTATAGCAGAACCTATCGGTGTTCCTATAGCACCTGCAGCTGCTCCTACACCACCTCCTACTGCTGCACCAGTAACTCCACCAGTTGCGGCACCAGCAATTACATCAGCATTAACCATTGATGCAACCGAGGATACAAATAACTGACCAATGACTGTAGGGTTGGCAGCAACCCCAAACATAAAACCTAAGACTCCGCCACCATTGTTTTCGTATATCTGATTGAATGATTTCATTTCATCAGACATACCATAATTATCCATGTTCTTTACAGCCTCAATGTATGCGTCTACATCTGCCGTAGATGTTTCACTACCTGATATAAACAATCTTCGTGCATCATCAATCGTAGCACCTTGACCAAGACCTTGAGCTCCCGCTCTATACATATCACCAAAAAAATCTGTAACTGCGTTCTTACCCAGCATTTCTTCAAGCCAGGTGTTCTTCTCACCTACCTCTAAATTGGCACCAAACTTAGTGCCCACTGGTTTATCTGGTAATTTTTGTTGGGTTTGTATTGAACCTATTTGTGGTGTTAATCGGTTAGGCGTTCTGTCGGGTGAAGCCCCAGAACCACGACCTTGACCTGAAGGAATCTCTTCTGCAGGAGTTTGTATATCCGAATCCACGGGCTGAGCTGTTCCATCTCCAGAAAAATCTTTTTTTTTTAAGGGTGTTAAAAACTCCCCAAACTGTTCTTCGCTCTCAAATACTCCCTCTGGAAGCATCTCAAACAAATCATCAGTCCCTTCATCTTCTATAAATTCTTGGAGTTCTTCTACATCTCTAAAGGTTCCTTTGGGAACCATAGCAAATATATCTTCTAATATTTTTAACTGGATTTCATTCATAATCCCATTTCTTGTTTGTATTGTTGATAAGTTCCACCTTCATTTTCCTTCAACCATTCAGGATAAGTGGTCATAAAAGTTTGACCTCCTTGCTTTTTGTTCTTATTAGCATCCTCGTTAACTTTATTCATAGCATCAGCAATCGAATCAGCCAACTGCTCCATAGTTGTACCTGCTTTTGCTCCACCAACATCAACTTTTACTACTTCCATATTACCATCTGCATCAGGTCTGTTATATATCAAAGTAATTCTATTGTTTTTACCAGAACCAGACACGTCAATTTTTAAGCCTGTGAAGCCTGCGTTTGCAAATGCTTCTTTGTCAGAAGCAGATAAGAATCTATTTATGGTTTGGTTTAATACTCTTTGAATTTCATTATTAGTATTACCTCTTGTAGTATCATCCATACCACCTTTATTCTTTAAGTAATCAGCAATCGTTTCATCTGTGCCATCTATGTTATAAACTTTGGCTGAAGTATTATCTGTAGAAGCCGCTTCATCTGCCTCTTCAAATCCTACTTTTCTATCTTTACCTCTATCACCTAAAGTTATATTATCATTTATTCTTTGTGTTACTTCCGTAGCTGATAAGTCATAACCTTCTTTGTCACCGAATGGACTTAGAACATCATATAGAGCAGCTATATCTTCTTGTAATGTAGTTTGTGCTCCAACCTTATCGTTTTCATCATACTCAGTTCTTATTATTCTTATTGGCTCTCTACCGTCAAACTCTACTAATATGATATCATCTGTAATATCTACGTTAGTAATAACTGGATTACCGTTTGCAATATTTTGCTCGTTTCTCTGTTGTATCAACTTGTTTAAACGACCTTCAGAAGATTTTAAATCTGGGTCAGTCAACACCACATTTAAATCACCAAGATATCCATTGATATTTTCATCAAGAGTTTTTTGATTTATTTCACCAGTAGTTTCCGCTCTTTCTTGCTGACCACCAAGACCAGCATTTATTTTAACAACTGAATCTAACTGAGAATTAATTTGATTCTTAGCTAAGTTTTCTGCTGCTTTCATTTGCTCGTCTGTCAAAGTAATTTGTGGTGGACCACCATCACTTTTAGCTAATATTTTTAAAGGGTCAGCCGCAGCTTCCTTTTCATCCATTGTAAATGAATAACCCATACCAGCATTCATTAAATATTCTGCAGCTTTATTAGCGTTACCAACTACACCTTTGGCTTGTTGAGTCATCCAATCATCGAATGTCATTTTACTACCATCTGCATTTTCGAAACCTGCACCTTCTACATCTTCAAATAATTGTCTAAAATCTTCAATACTCTTTACATCTTTACCACCTGATAAAACATTGTAAGAACTTATGGTAGCAGTAACTACCTCAGCTAAATTATTAGTAACTATATTTTTTACATCTTCATTTAAGTCTGCTGAATCTTCTTGAAACCCTATCATGTTTACCATAGATGATGGTGAAGAATAAGCATCTGGCATTGTGCCTCTGTCAGGTAATATAAATTTACCTGGATTGTTTGGGTCTGGCTGCATCTCAACTAAAAACAATTCACCTGATGCAGGGTCTGTCCATAGTTTTTTATTCTTTACATTACCAAAACTAAAACCTGTGCCTCTGAAAAACTCTTCTAAGTTTGAAGCACTACCATCCTGTATCCTTGCCATGCCTTCTTGATATTTGGCATCATAATTTTTTGCATAGTTACTCAAAGATTTGTAACCATCTTTTTGCTGTTGCATAATTAACATGTAGTCCTTCGGGTCTAAGAGACCACGTCTAACTAAATCCATGTTTGCTTGTAAAGTATTTTTTGAAAAGTCTGAACCATCTATTAGTAGAGTGTTCATTGAGCCTGACTGAACGTCAGCGATTTCACTAAGCTCAGTCATTGCTGCGTTAGTGTCATCTATAATTTTTTGTTTAGCTGCAGCTCGTTGGTCTCTAATTGTTTCTAAACCTTTAGTAAGGTTTACAGCAACTTGTCCCCAATTTACAGCTTCCTCTCTACCAGCGTAAAGAGAATATTTATTAGAAGCCTGTGGTTTATTCTTGTTTGTTACGTTCTCAGCCATAGCCTAATTTTAATATCCGTAAAGTAATTTTTGTAGTGAAGCTAAATCAGTAACAGCACCGATACCCTGTTGTAGGTTTTTAAACCTATCGTCTGTTCCAGTAACAAAAGTTTTGAATGCGTCTACATCAAGCTTACCACCTCGAGTTAATCTTCTAATTTCTCTCGGAGTAAAATTATAGCCAGCTAATTTATCTAATCTTTGTTTAGATGTCATTCCAGTTCCACCTTCAGCTACAGTCTTACCTAATTCATCTCCTGTACCAAATGCTTCATCTAATGATGACCCAGCCCTGTCAGCTTTACTTGCACTAAATAAAGGAACTAACTGTGCTGCTGATTGAGCAGCTTGTGTTGCACCTGCAATACCACCTTGTATACCAGCAGCTTCATCTCTTCCAAAGTCTCTTGCCATTTGAGCTTGGTCGGCAGCTGCACCTACTTCCATCTCAATAAGTTGTTGGTTGATTTTATCCTTAGCTTGAACCTTCATCTTTTGATTTTCATATAAGGCGTCTTGCATACCTGTACGAACAGCTTCATTCGCTTGTGCTGCAGCAGCTTGTAAACCACCAACACCAGCTGCTAAGTTTCTTGCATCTCCTTCTTGTAAAGCTGTTAATGCTTGTGCTGCTACTTGCTGGTTCTGTTTAAACTGATTCTCAAACGCATCTATAGGCACGTTTAATGTATCATAAAAGTTTTTCTCAGCTCGCTGCTTAGCTTTCTGCATTAATTTTCTTTGTTCGTTTTGAGCTTTTCTTTGTTCACGCCTTGCCTTAGCAGCTTGAGCAAAACTAACTCCTGAACTAACTGCAGATAAACCAAGTCCTATTGCTGCTATTACTCCTGACATATTTTTAAAAATTTATTAATTACTTTTTTCGGTAGCTCTTTATAGCTTACCGCATATATTTCTTTTTCTGCTTCCTCTACTGTTTTTGCATCTGTCTTATACACACACACCCACTTTGTGTCTTCATGAACGTAAAATATTCTTTGTGTTCCCACCTGTGTAAACACCGTACGTGGTGCCTCAATAGTAATTACTTTACCTTCATCATTCAAAAAAGAAACTTTACCCTGAAGTAAAAAAGACGGATGATGTTGTTTATGTATAAACGAAACAATCAAATGTCCCTTCGGCATAAATATTTCTCTGGTATATAAACCACCTTTCATGTGATGCTTCAACGGATAATGTTTCTGCATTAATTCTTCCTGTGGTTTTCCTACCTCATGAGTAGCTGCTCCTTCTAAAACAGATATTTGTTTACGAAATGCAGTTATCTTATCCCATAAAATACCTTTGTTATAGTGGACAGCATGTAATATATCTTCTGGTTTATATTCCTTAGTTACCAAAGATTCTTGCATGTTGTATACTATTTCAGACAAAGATAATAAATTTCTATGGAAAACTTTTCATCACACTACTACCCACTGAGAATAGCTCTACAGGTGTAGTGTCGTTGTTAGATAAAGTAAATTCCATAAAATAACCTCTCATTCCGTATGATTCAGCAACCGTGTTGTTTGTAAATAAAATAAAATCTCCATTGACTGGTCCCACTGGTGGTGGTGGTCCTGCAGGTATAGTTTCATTTACTGTAATAGTGTTTGCATTTCTATCTATACCTATTATTGTTCCTGCTACAGCTGGTGTTTGTCCTTGAACTAACGTATATATGACAGCTCCTATACTTACTATGTTGCCAATAGGTTGACCTAAAGTTACAACTCTTGCTGTTGCTGGTCCAGTTGGAGCGATACTTACTGTACCTAAACCATTTGCATAACGCAAAGTGAAATCAGTTACACCTTCAAGGTGTCTTACATAAGCATACCATTCTCCTTCTTTCTGTTCAAAATGTATTTCATCAACATCACCTTGACTCAAATCAGTTAATAGATTGGTACAATCCCAAGCAGCATTACTCTCAAATGATAAAGTTTTAAATAATTTTATAGATAAGGTTGGTTCTGGATTAAATACACTTGTCAAAGTAGACGGTGCTAAAGCACCTGACACACCATAATATTCATTACGATTATTATTTGTGTTGTGCCTATATAGATTACCGTTTTTAAAAGTATATAAGTAGGCATTCATACCTATTATGTATTCAGGTATGAATGAATAAAACGAAGGCCATCCGTCATTCTCTGGTTTATATGTTAATGTATAATTTTGTAAACTCATAATTATGGTATAGCACACGAACCACTGTCGCATATTGCTATTGTTATTATTTGATTATTACTATCTACTTGCATAAGTTTAAACGTTCCCGTGTTTGTATTTGTACTTGAAGCTGCATAAGCATACCAGCCAGGTGTCAATGATGAACCTGCTATTGTATCTCCTACTTCAACATCTGCATAAGCATCATTATTTGTAGTACCCCTTTGAATATTAATTTGATAATTAGAATTACAGAAGGCATTACAAGAATTAGCATCTACACTCATAAAGAATACAGTACTCGGTGGTGTACAATTTACTGCCGTAGCTGAACCACCCACTCCTATTGTCATGTAATTTGAATTGCCACCAGAAGAATATAGGAAGTATGTTCCTGATGATAAAGTGCTTGCACCAGCTGAATCACTGTAAACTGTATCACCATTGGTAGGATAAACTCCTCCAGGTCCAACTCCTGTACCATCATGGTAGAATGTTTGAGTTACTGGTGGTGTTGTTCCTCCGTCACAAACTGCACCTACAGATGTACTTGATGATGATTGGAATGCTGTAAATCCACCAGTATTAGCACACGCAGCTGAACTAACCACCACTCCGTTTCTTATACCAAGAGCTGTTGTACTGTTTATTATTACATATCTCAAGGCTGAAGTATTATTCAAAGCAGTTACCCCACTATCATCAGTATAAACAAAGTTACCAATGTTAGGTGTAGTGTTAGTATCTTTTGTAAATGGTGAGCTTGTACCTTGTGCATTTCTTGCAAAGTAATAAGTTGTAGTTGGTGAAGTACAATTAGTATTGTCTTGTAAAGCTGAACCTGTAAAGCTTGGTAAAGCAGTAGGACATAATATTTCCCAAGTAAAAAATGTTCCAGTAAAAGGAGCAAATATTTCTACGTTTACATTTGTTAAACTCACATCTGTCTTAGGAATTACTAATGTAAATACAGGAGAGCTCGGTGATGACGTATCTGTTGCACAACCAACCATGTTATTAACTATGGTAAAACTTCTGGTTCCACCAGTAGCTACATAGCTTGTCCCAACTAAATTATATTCCGTGATGTTATTGTAAGTACCACAAGATGATGCTCCTCTATCGTTACCAACTAAAGTAAAATTAGTACCTGTTGCTGGTTGATTGTTTACACCAGAATAATCAAGGTTTGTGTTTCTATCACAATCAATTAATGTAACACCATTATGGTTATTGAAACATGTAAGCTTGTTATATGTAACATTGTTAAAAGTGCCTTGAACTCCATCTGGTATAACAGCACCCAAATAAAAGTAAACAACAACAGCTCCTACACTATTTGCTACATTAATATCAGCACTAAAGTAACCATTACCAGAGAAACTTGCACTAATACCAGACCCACAATCTACACCACAAGATGTACATGGTTGAGCATTTAGTAATACACCATTTAATTGTTGTCTTACAATTCCGTTTTGTGCATAGTAACCGTCTGCCGCTAACGTGGTTAATGCTGCGTCTGAATACACAGAGATTGCGCTTGAAAAATTCAAACCATCAAAATAAAATGTACCGTAGTTTACTGCCATATTAACAACTTGCTTTTTCTATTACCATTCCTAAATTATTCACCCTAATATACTCATTTCCTGTTATCTTATAATAGCCTGCTGGTAAATTGTTTATACCTTGTCCTGGTGCATTACCAGCACAGGCTGCATCTGAATACACTAAATCATACAACGCTAATCCTCCTGAGCCTGCATAATAAAAAGTTTGACTTAATGGTTGATTACAAGCTACGGTCTGTGTTACTTGTACAGTACTTGCTTGAAATGAATTACAAGGTATTGTACAATCACAACATGCTTCAGAAGCTGATGTGTCAGAGTAACATAAATTTTGTGCAGCTGTAAACCTAAAATCATAAATTAAATATAAGTACTGTTGATTTGTAGGTAATGTAAATGCTGGGTTTGTTGCAGGTGTTACCGTAGCTTCTCTAATATTTGTACCAGTTGGATTTGTAACAAAACCATTTGGTATTGTAGAGGCTAAACCTAACATCGTACTTACATCTGAAATTGTATTTGCATATAAAGTGTTCGTTGATAAAAATTTAAAATTATCATTTGGAAACTTATAATCATAAGTATCAGTCGCCATCTTATTAATCCTCATGTTTAAACTGGCTCCGTTATATGGATAAACACCCACAGAACGTACACCCGTTTGACTTTGGAAATAACTAAACACTTGTGGATTAGAACCCATAGTTATTTGGTCTGTATCTATTGGGCTTATAGTTTGACTATCGCTCCAACCATACTCTACATGAATTAACTCACCACTATCTATATTAGAATTTATAACACATTTAAATACAGTTATATTTAAAGGTGGTACACATTTTGGTTGCACTGTCCAGCTTGCACTACCACCGCTTGGAGTTACAGTAACTACAGCTGTGGTTGGTGTGTTGGTAGTTTTACTTATTGTAATACTACTCGTGGTGTTAGTTTGTACACCTGAACTAACTGTATTACCACTCCAAGTTATTTGGAAAGTAGCTGAACCAGTTACTGTAAAGTCTACAACTATATCACCTATTATAGTTCCAAACTCAATAGTATAAGTTTGAGGTGAGGTTGATGAAGCTTGAAACTCTGAACCACATTCATATATGACTGGTGGTATAGGAACTAATTTATCATTAGTAGATAAAACAAACTCATCCATGTAAGGGTCATAGCCACCTAATTTTTGTGTACCTAAAGCTAATTGAAAATTATCTCTAAACCACGAACGCATTCCTTTATCTGATATAACTTCAAGCTGGTCGTTCTGAGAATTACCAACTAATCTAATTACTCCTACTCTTTTTGTGTCAGTGAAATAATAACTATCTCCATATACTGCAAAACTTTCTGGATTAAAACTAATTCCATATTCTTCTGTTCTTGCAATTTGAGTTCCTAAAATTGTTGGTGAAGAAACAATAGCACCGCCACCTGTGGCATCGCTAATTAAATTTTTCGAAGCCAATACATAACTTATTTTATCTTCTTGCAATGTGAGTATATCAGTTTCTCTTGCATAAAGTTTTTGTATTGGACCAAAACTTGTTTCTAATTCTTTAAAGTTTGCTAATCCTAAATTAAATTCATTAAGATTATTTACTCCTGCATTGTTGCTAAACACACCACTGTATGTTAAATCAGCGAAACGATGTGCTTCTTTAAAGTCTTGCTCTGATACCGCTAAACTTCTTTGCCCCATCTTTAAAGCTCTGCCCGCTAAATCATCTTTAATCTTAAAACTTTCTACACCATTACCAAAAGTAAAACAATCTATAAATGGTAGTGTTACAATCGCTGGTTGAGTAGCAGTCTGGTTTTGGTCTCCATCAGCGTTTGGAGCTTGATGAAAATAATTACCAGTTGTTGCGTCTCTTATAACAGGATAAGAATCTGATGCGTCAAAGAATATACCTGCACTTGCATCTACAGGTTCTGTTTCAAACACTATCATAGTGTTAGCTCTTGTAACAACAATCTCACATCTAACTGAAACATTTCTCCTTCTGGAAAATGGTTGGAAACCTGAACATCCTTGCTTTTTAGTTTTGACAACTAAACCAAGTGGTGATGTTGGGTCGTTAGGAGTGTCTTGAACAAATTGAAAAAAGATAGTATTATTACCCATAGTTGCACCACTGTTATCTGTACAAGTGACACCAGCTACTCCATTAGAGTAACTACCTACAGCTGTTTTAAAAACAACATCTATACTTCCTTGTGCCGCCACTTCACCAGGTGAAGCATTCGAGGCATTTACTTGGTCTCCAATCCACCATCTCCTAAAGTCTGGATAATCAGCTGATGAAAATAAAGTTTGATTCCATTTCCAATTATATTCTTCACACTTACTTCCTCTTCCTGGTCTACTTACTCGAATATTTATATCAATAGCTGAACCAGCTGGGATTGTATAATTATCTGTAGAAGGTGAAGACCCAGTAAATAAAGGATAAAGTACACCATGTTTACAAGTACCATCATTACCAGTACCTGTTGTTTTCTTTTCACCATTGTCAATCACTGCATCATCAGGTATATTGACATTAAAACCTGAAGGTTTTATTTCCATGTATAACCCAGGTAATTGATTTGTATTCTGACCCATACCTTGGTCATTATTTAAAAAGTCTCTTGCTTGTCCTTCTACATTTAAAACTTTTGCTTTAACAACTTCTGATATAGGACCACCTACGTCTGTTTTTACAATTAATGTATCTCCCGTTTTTACTTTATTTTGATTATCACCTTCTAACTTAAAATAAGTTACTTGTGATGTTTGTACAGAATAATAAAAATTAGAAAATATTGTTTCGTAATTACCTTTACTTGGTTTAACTACAAACTTATACCTCTGTGCCCATGATGGTGCATAGTTTTCTACCGTTGCTTTTATACTGTTAAGGGTTATACTGTTTGCTGTAGGTATACTTATAGTATTAAAGTTTGAGGTCAACACTGTCGATGCTCTTCCGTATTCATCTAAATAAACAATACCCGTTGCAAAGTCTCTGTTACTATGTAATGAACCTGTAAATGAAGCTGTGCTAAAAACTACATCAGCAGAAACTACCCTAAAATATTCATACAAATCTGTTTGGTTAACGACAGGTGGTCCAGCAGAACCTGCACTTACAAATTTCATTGCTAATGTTTGTAAACCAATAATATTACTACCTGGTGAAGCTGTAATTCTAAATCCTTGCTGAGCTGTTGAGCTATCAATACTACTTATTACTTTTGTAAACGTACAAGTAACAGAAGGTAAAGCTAAATCGTTATTGAACTTATCAGTAAGAGAACCGCCTTGACTTGCTGATGCCATCGGTTGAAAGTTAACGCCCTGCTGCGTACCTATTGCATTTCTAAAATCAGAACTTTGAGAAAAGTCATAAACAGTTGCATAGTCTTGTTGTAAGGTTATGCTTATATCAAAATTAATTGTGCCTTGACTAAAATTTATATTGTCTTGAAAACAAGGCTCGCCTGTTGTTCCTCCTATTTGAGCAGACTCTAATAATATACTAATACTTAATACAGAGTTTTTTTTCAACTTAGTCGCAACATCTGTTAAATCTATTTGAGCTTTAGCATTGGTTGCAGTTATTGTATTGTTAGGGTCTATTGTATAGTTGTCACCATTTGCTATTGTAGGCTCAGGTAACTGTTCGAAACCTACATTTTTAGACACCAGCTGAGTGCTATAATCTATTGCAATCTCCTGGTCATTTTCATTTGTAATATTGTATCCATCCACATAGTTACCGTAAATTAAACGGTTACCCATAATAGTTAATGCTTGAGCTTTTTTAGGTACATTATCATACAGCCTTAACAACTCATCACTTCCTAAAACAGAATATATTTTACTGTTGTTAAACTGAAAAGTGTGTACAGAATTATCTGCCCAGCCTTGTTCTAATTTATTAAACCTTTCTATTACATATATATTATTAGTACTTGAGTCTTTAAATAATAAATCTACTTCTAAAACTCTTTCACTTCCTGTGTTAAAAGAAATATCGACAGCATTAAATCTGTTTTGCATTCCTTCGTTATTGTAATTTTTTACACTAAACTTAAAAGGATTTGTAGCAAAAGCAGGATTAGAAAATAATGATGTTGCACTGTATTCGTTGTTTTCATATCTATACCTGTAAGCAAAAGATAAAAACCTATCCTCTATATAATTTTCAGAACCAGGTAATTGTAAACCAACAAACGTTGGAGCTGGTAATGGTATATCAGCTGTAGGTGTAACCCCAGGTTCAAACTCGTATCCTGGTGGTTTTACAATAACATTTAAATCCTCATCTACTATTTGGTCAATACATGCTACAGGAAAATCATAACTCTGTGTAATGTTAATTTTTCTTGGTGGATTTAAATTGTCAGAAAAGAAAAGTAAATCTTCTATCTTTTCGACAGCTGTCATTAAATGTAAAGGATTAAAATTTAAAACAGTAAAAGATACTACATGGTATCTTAAAGTATTTGCATTGGTATTGTATGATAAAATTAAATCAAGTTTGTTTACTTTACCACCACAAGGAAAAGCAGGGTCATGTACAAACCAATATAATGTTTCATTAGCACTGTCTTGATATGCTCCGATACAGGTAGCTGATGAAGATAAATTTTGACCACCAAAAGCTAAAGTTGTTAACTGCGTATTACCCCTACTATTTTCTACTGCTCCAACCTCTGTTGTTTCAGTAGAACCCAATCGTAGATTCATAGCGTCTACGTATTCGCCTGGTGGAAGAAGTCTTTCATCCACAGACTTATTCATACGTCCTCTGATAAAATTTGTGGTTACTATTGGCATACTACTTTATCCATTTATCCTGACCTCTTAAATTCATTAAGAGTCGACCAGGATGTATATTACTTAATCTTATTTTTGCATTACGTAGTAAAGAAGATTTATCTTTTTGTGCTCTTCTTACTATATATTCTTGCACTCCTAATCTGCTATTCAAAATAGAATATTTAATATATGCGTATATATATTCTTCAAATAATTTATTTACACTAATTTTAGAATCGTCACCACCCTCCATTCCATCTGAAACATATTCTAATACCACAGAAGCACTTCCTCCTAAAGAACTAAAATTAATTACTCCTGCTTTTTTATCAATAGTAAATGTAGGATTTACATTTGCTGTCTCTGTGTTTAAACCAAATCTTGCACCTACAGAATAATCAAAATACCAACAACCATCAACACACGTTCCTTCACAATTATGAAACATACTGTTACTGTTAAGATATATTCCTACTCTTCCTCTGCTTAAATCTACTTGTGAATCCTGTGGGCTTAAAGCGTTACCGTCTTGGTCAAATAATATTCTGTCATTATTGTCTTGTAAGTAAGCGGAACTCCAATTAGTTTGTATGTTTTCGCTCATTGGATATAAAACTCCGTTTCTAAATTGTGATATTCTAACCCAATTAACATAGTCAGCTGGTAGAATAAATCTTGAATTATTACCTACATCTAATTGTAAAACTTTTATTTCTTTCATAGCATCGTAATTCAATTCTTGAATACCACGCTTTGCATGAAATAATATTTGAAACCTGTTTATGTTATTTACTAACTCATGATTACCTTGATACATCAACATAAAATTATTTACAATGTCATTTAGTTTTACATATTCATAACCACCATAGTTATTATCTACTGTTTCACCAAAAGCTTTTTCACTTACATTTTGCCCATACTTACCACCGTCTAATTTTTTAAGTTGAACAACTATATAAGCGTTTGCTCCTGGACT